GGAAAACAAGAATTGCAAAAGTAAAAGCAGACAACCCAAAGGTATAAGTAAATGAGTTCTATAATTCGTGTTAATGACATACAGGATGCAGGTGGAAACAGTATTATTTCTAGTAATGGAAGTGGTACTGTAACTGTTGGTAATACTGCATTAAAAAATACTCCTGCTTGTTTAATTACAGTGGCTTCAACAACAGGTTTTAGCAATGACACATTAACTAAATTAAATTTTGATACAGAAGTTTATGATACTGATAACGCTTTTGCTTCTAATAAATTTACTGTTCCTTCTGGTAAAGCAGGGAAATACTATATTAATATTCAAGCTGATATAGATAGTCAAGCTGATGGTAATTTAGATTATGCTTTAATTTATATATATAAAAATGGTTCTGAAATTAGAAGGCATAATTACGATTTTAGAAATAATCCTGCAAGAAGATTTAATACACATATAACTTCAGTGCTTCAATTAGCTGAGTCAGATTACATAGAAGGTTATGTTTATGCTTATGATAGTAGTGGCTCACCTCAATATGTAGCAGGAAACAGTAATAAAAATGGAACACAGTTTATAATGTATAAATTAATAGGAGCATAGAATGGCATTAACAACAGTACGAAGCACAGGGATTGGAAGTTTACCTGCAATAAGCGGAGCAAATTTAACTTCTCTCAATGCAAGTAATATATCTAGCGGAACATTATCAACAAGCAGATATGTGCAAGGTGGTATTACTGTTTTTGATACATGGAGATTAACTTCAACAAAAACAAATTTACCCTCTGGTGGGGAAGATATTACAGCTAATCTTGGTCGTATAAATTCTAATCAAGGTGGTGGTGCTTTAGGAAGTGCTATGACAGAAAGTTCTGGTATTTTTACTTTTCCTTCTACTGGTATTTATTTAATTCAAGCAGTAGGAACATTTGAGCGTACTTCTTCAGATGCTAATTATGGTATACTACAGATTTTTACCACTACCGATAATTCAAGTTATGGTCGTGCAGCAGAAGGTGGAGAAACATTAAGAAACGATAGTGCTTCTATGGGTCAAGTTTGTATTGATTTTTTATTTGATGTTACAAATACATCTACTCATAAATGTAAATTTAGAACAGATGTTTCTGATGCAAATGTTATGAAACTATCTGGTAATGCCGACCAAAATGCTACACATTTTAATTTTATGCGAGTAGGTAACACATGATTACTCCTAAACATTTTTGTGATTGTGGCAAAGAAGTATATTGTAATTGTATGCCATGCGAAGTTTGTAACGATGTAAAAGAAGATTGCACTTGTGATAAATGAAAATTTCAGACAGCACAGCTATAAGTATGCCAATGCGAAATCTTATTGCATTAATAGTAGCAATAGGAATTGGAATACTAGGATATAGCGATCTTACAACCAGACTAACTCAACTAGAAACAGCAAGACAATTAATGGAAGCTGACCTTTTAAAAAAGGCAGAGCAAACTCCAGTTAATCAAGAATTGTATATGCTCCTAGAATTTACAAGTGGTCAAGTTGAAAAGATACAAGAGCAACTAGAAGATATGAGCCACAACAAAGTTAATATTACTAGACTCCAAACAGACATGAACAAAGCACTAGAAAGCATAGAACAAATAAAAGATAAGGTTAGACAAAATGGTGGCTGAGGTTTTTGCATTACTTATGTTCGTTAATTTAAGTTTAGATGGACACATGATGACAGATGGATTGTCTGATTGCCTTAAATTAAAAAGAGAGGCTGAACGTAATCTCAGTTCATCAAGAGAAAATGTAATTCGCTATGAATGTTCATTTATAGAAGCACAATTAGAAGAAGACTATGAGGGTAATATGAAAATTAAAAAAATTTTAAAGAAGAAAAACTAATGATTAAATTAGTAATGGCTATAATAATAACAACAATGCCTGGTTGGGAATCTGTAAGGTATGCAGGGTATTTATATCCAGATATGCAAACTTGTTTATCATCAACTGAGTTGTATGTAGAAGAATATAAACAAATTGCTAAAAGTAGAGGTGATGACACAGCACATTTTAGTTCAATATGTTTTGAAGTTGATTCTTATCCTATAAAAAAATTTGATAGCATGGTGCAAGGTACATAATGTCAGATTGGGAAAAAGATGTTGCTGAATTAAAAACAGATGTCAAATACATACGAGAAGATATTACGATAATGCAAAAACAAATAAGAGATCTTAATCGCAACGCTAACATGGGAATAGGCGGACTCAAAGTAGCTTTGTTTATAGGTGGCATACTATCGGCCATTTGGATATTTATAAAACTTATTAAATAATTTCCGCACTTTAACAAGGACCGGATGAATACAAAATCTATTCTGATATTATCAGACACACATTTTCCTTATGCTAAGAAAGAATATTTTTCCTGGATAAAGAAAATAAGAGATAAAATAAAACCAACTATGGTAGTTCATATTGGCGATCTTATAGATGCACATAGTATATCACAGCATCTACATTCACCAGAGTTACCAAACATTAAATATGAATTAGATCTTGCTAGAAAAAATATAAAAGATCTTAGAAAAATTTTTAAATGTCCTATGCCTATACTATGGGGAAACCATGATATACGCATACAAAAATTAGCAGAGAAATCAGCAATACCTAATTCATTTATCAAACACATTAACGACATACTTGCTATCAATCCTAAATGGAACTGGACTTGGCATGATAAGTTAGTCGTTACCCTCCCCAACAAAACAAAAGTTTTTTTCACACATCATTTCAAAGCCAATGCTTTAGCTAGTTCTAAAGAACTTGGTATGAGTTATGTATGTGGTCATCAACATACCAAATCATCATTAGAGTTTTGGTCCTCCCCAACATATCTTAATTTTGCCTTATGTGTAGGATGCTCAATAGATCCAAAGCATGAAGCATTTAAGTATGGAAAAAATTTCATTAAAAGACCTATTATTTCAGTAGGTAGCATTGTTAATTGTGAACCACACATACACACAATGCCATTAGATGATAAAGGGAAATGGACCGGTAAACTTCATGGATAAAATTAATCCACCTTATTATAAAAAATCCATAGAAGTTACTGATTTCATTATTGAATATGACATGAATTTTTTAGAAGGTAACATTATAAAATATGTCACCAGATATAAAAACAAAAACGGAATAGAAGATTTAGAAAAAGCTAAATGGTATTTGGAGAAACTAATAGAATGTACGAAGAACTCAAAGAAAGAATAAAAAAGCATGAAGGTTTTAAATTAGAACCTTATCAATTATCTTACAAAACAAAAGATGGTAAGAAAGTCAAAGAAGATTTTTGGACCGGTGGTTATGGCCATAAACTTTTACCTGGAGAAGAAGCACCAACAACTAAAGAAGGTTGGGATGTTTTATTTGAAAAAGATTTTGAACAGGCTCTTAATCAAGCAAATCATTTTATTGATAAAAACAAAATCAAAGATGAGGCTTTTACCATAGTAATTGAAATGGCATATCAAATGGGAAGTAGCTTACAGAATTTTAAAAAGATGCAAAAGGCATTGGAAGAAAACAATTATGTTGAAGCATCAGATCAGATGATGGACAGCAGATGGGCCAATCAAACTCCTAGCAGAGCTTCATGGATGGCTTTATTAATGAGGGATCTTTAAAAGGAATATGACTCTGAGTTATTTAATTAGCTAATCTAATTATTTAGTTGATAATCAATAAAAAGTTTTTTTAAAACATTTCCCCATCTATGATCGCCATCATATTTAGGTAAACCAAAAAATCTTTTTAATTTGTTAAGAAGTTTTTTAGCTTCTTTTTCTGTATTAGATTTATAAAAAATAGTATCTGAACCAATATAATATTCTAAGAAATATACATACCAAGTATCATATTCTTCTTCTGTTATTTCTATCATATTATATGATTTTTTTTGATCTATCTTTGCATACTTTTGATTTAGAATATCTAAAAGTTCATAAGCTCTTTTAGTTTCTCCATCATATTCTATACAAACTTTATGATCTAGTTCTTCATTTATAAACCAAGTTGGTATTTTAAATTTACGATTTTTCATGTTATCTACCTCCATAATGTCTTTTTAAGATGTTATGTGTGTGAAAGTCAACCATGTGTTTCATGTGTTTATAAACACAAAACTCCATTAATTCTTTTTCTTTTCTAAAAGAAATTTCTTTGCCATAATTTAATGTAGCAATTTTATTTATTTCTTCAGAAGATAAAAAGATATGATTATTTGAATTTAAAACATCATAAGAATAACCATTGTTATCTGGTAATTTTTTTGGCATTTCTTTCAAAATCTGCCAAACATGATTTTCTCGGTTTTTTACATAGGTATAACCAAGATGCAAAAATTTATATAAATCACCAAAACTAAAGTTTTCTATATTATGTTCACTTCCACTATGAGTGTGATAATATTTTAAATGATATTCAATCATAAGCTACTCGCTTTCATTTGAGAGTCATATTCACTTTTTAAAGAGCAGTATCTAATCATGACTTATGAAGTCATTTTTAATACAAAACCATTTTATCATGTTTTACGAAAAAAATCTTTTGACCAAAATTTTTTGAAGTCATAATCTGCCAAATATTTTTTTTTATCGCAGAATAAATTGCGACCTCTTGGCAAAAAAAGATGAAAATAGTTTTTTTTGAGTAATTTTTTTTTACTCGCAACACCGCAGTTTACTTAGGGTGATTTTTTTTATCCACAAGATTTTCTGCGAAAAATTGAAAGGTTAATTTTAATGTTAAATTTATTAGTTGGACCACTTGTTGATGTAATAGGTAGTTCAGTAAAAGGATTTGTTGATACAAAAAAAGCAAAAGCAGAACATAAAATTACAGAGATAAAAGCTAAAACATCTTTAATGGAAAAACAAATTAAAGGTGAAGTAGATTGGGATCTTGAAGCAATAAAAAATACACAAGGTTCATGGAAAGATGAGTGGCTAGTTTTACTTTTCAGTATTCCATTAATTTTAAGTTTCTGTGGTGATTGGGGAAGAGATATTGTTTTCAATGGTTTCCAAGCACTAAACCAAGCTCCAGATTGGTACAAATATACTTTAGGTGTAATTGTATCAGCATCATTTGGTATTAAAGGTGCAACAAAATTCTTTGGTAAAAAATGAGTGACGATAAAATCATTAAAGAATTAAGAAAACAAAATAAATTTTTATTAGAGAGATTAGAAAAAGCCTACGAAGATAAAATGAATATTCGCATGGAATATCTAAACAATAAAAAATCATTTGAACAAGTGAAAGAAGAAGCAAAAGATGGCAACATATCAGGGAAGAACAGTAAAACTTAATAAGCCCATGCGTGGCGATGTTAAGAAGTTTAAAGTTTTTGTGCGTGATCCTAAAACCGGTAATGTCAAAAAAATAAATTTTGGTGATAAAAATTTATCCA